AATGGCAAGGGATGAAGGTTAAGCTAAATAGTCCTACGGCTATTAGGAAAGGCGAACCTGGGTATGGTCGTAAATCAAAAAAAGTTTTTGTTATGTCCAATGGGAAAGTAAAGAAAGTAATGTTTGGTGATCCGAATATGCCTGTTCGTAAAAGTAATCCTAAAGCAAGAGCTTCATTCCGTGCTAGGCATAAGTGTTCTACTGCAAAAGATAAGACTACTGCTCGTTACTGGGCTTGTAGGGATTGGTAAGGAGATAATATGCCAAAAGGTAAAAAAGGTTATTCTGCAAAACAGAAAAAGATTGCACGAGTTGCACCACCTAGAAATAAAATAACTGGAGCTGACTTCAAAGCACTTAAAAAGAAAAAGAGAAAGAAATGAAAATTAAAGGTGTAGATGTATCTAGTTTAACTAAAAGACAACAACAGACTATGAAAAAACATTCTGTGCATCATACAAAAAAACATTTACAATATATGACTAACTCTATGAAAAGAGGAACATCATTTAGTAAAGCACATAAAAATGCACAAAAGAAAGTAGGAAAATAATGGCAAGAGTAAGTTGGATGTGGGGTGGCAAGAGATACTATGGAACTCTAATTCCTAGTAGAGAAACTAAAACACACAGGTTTGCTAGAACAGAAAATGGAAAGATTAAAAGACTTCCAAAGAAAAAATAATGGCAGAACGTAAGACTTGTGCTAATCCAGGTTGTGAAAAAAAATTTACAGCTAAACATAATAATAAAAAATACTGTACTGTTGAATGCAGTCGTAAAGCACAACACAAGAGATCTAAAGAAAAAAAGAAAAAAGATTTTACAACACAGATGACTGTTACTCGTGGAGAGTATTATCAGGATTATATAGAAAATTTTGCAGCAGAGGTAGAAGAAAAACTAATTGCTAAGAATGCTGTAGCTGATATATACGGAGTAAACAAATCAGTTGTAACTAAGATGCACGAAGCATACTTAGTAGATAAAGATAATTTAGAGTTACAAAAAGAATGGGCAACACCTGATGAAGCTGTTAAGTCATTAGGTAAGTTTGAAGATTTTAGAGATAGATACTTCCAAACAGAAACAGGCGATCCATACGAAACAGCAGACTTTCATCAGAAATGGATTAAATCAATATTAAAAGCTATTGATGAAGGTGGCGAACAAATGATTCTCTCTCCACCACGACACGGCAAAACAGACTTACTTACACACTTTGCTGTATGGCAGATATGTAAAAACCCTAATGTAAGAATTATGTGGGTTGGTGGTAATGAGGAGATAGCAAAAAACGCAGTAGGTTCTGTTGTAGATCATTTAGAGCATAACGAAAAACTTATAGAGGATTTCTGTGGTCCTAGCAAAACATTTAAACCTAAGAGTAGATCTGGTAAATCTTGGACATCAGGACAGTTTACTGTAGCTAACAGAACTGTAACTGGTATTAAGTCACCTACTATGGTTGCTGTAGGTAAAGGTGGTAAGATTCTTTCACGTGACTGTGACTTGATTATTGCAGATGACATTGAGGATCACAGCACAACAATACAACCTAGTGCTAGAGAACAAACAAGACAATGGTGGACAACAACTCTATCATCTCGTAAAGAGGAACACACAGCTATTGTTGTTATAGGGTCAAGACAGCACCCAGAAGATTTATATAATTTTCTTTTAGAAAACCCACAGATGGAAAAGATAGTAGAAGAAGCACATAGTACAGAGTGTGTACTGCCAGAAAATGATGTAGAACTACATAAAGATTGTATGTTATGGTCTAGTAAGCGTAGTTACAAATGGTTACTATCTCGTTTACAAGCTGCTGAAACTACAGGTGGTAAAGCAATATTTGAAATGGTGTATCTAAACAAAGCGTTTGTTGATGGTATTACAATGTTTGATGTAGAAGAAGTAGATATGTGCAGAGATGTAAATAGAACTATTGGGCAGATACCAGCAGGTACACAACTTATTGCAGGACTTGACCCAGCTTCTACAGGTTTCCAAGCGTGTTTCTTGTGGGCAGTAAATACTGAAACAGGAAAAATGTATATGGTAGATATAGAAAATGAAGAAGGTGGTGGCATAATACAAGCCAAAGACACTATAAAGAAATGGTATGAGAAGTATCATCTTGCACATTGGGTTATAGAGGAGAATGGATTTCAGAGAGCCATACGACAAGATAAAGATTTAAAAGAGTATTGTGCAAGAATGGGTATTTACTTAGAAGGACATCAGACACAAAAAAACAAGTTTGATCCTATCTTTGGTGTTGGAAGTATGAGAGAATTGTTTAAAGAGGAATTAATTAGTTTGCCTTATGGTAGTGCAGAAAGTGAAACTAAGAGTAATATATATCGTAGACAACTAATTTATTTTTCTACAGGTGCTAGTAAGCAATCTGGTAGAAATAACAAGAGTGATGTTGTTATGGCTAGTTGGTTTCCTATGAGAGTTATTAGGAGATTACAAAAAGAAAGACTAGCTGAAGTAGGATTAGATTATGAACCAAGTTTTGGAGAGTGGGATTTAAGCGATATGAACGAAAGCCCTTGGGGTTAAAGTGACACCAGAAGAAATACAATATCAAATAACACAGTTGCACTATGACAATCAAAGTGCATACTCTACTAGAGGTCGTATTCGTGCAATTATGAATGGTGGTCCTGATGGCATTATGGCTTTACTTGGTGATCAACTTACAGGTTTTCAAGATTTTCAAATACCTGTACCTAACTTAATGATGTCAGGTTTAGAACACTTGTCACAAAAGATAGGTCGTATTCCTAACTTAAAAGTAGATGTACCTAACAATAAAGATTCTGACAGAGCTAGAGCTAAAGCAGATAAGATAGCTCGTATCGTAACTTCGTATGATGACACACAAAAACTAGATTTACAAATGCCACAAGTAGGTAGATGGCTACCTGGTTATGGTTTTGCTGTATGGGTTATTAGAGAGAAAAAAGGACCTGATGGTACGCCATATCCTTGTGCAGAATTAAGAGACCCTTACAACTGTTTCCCTGGTTATTTTGGTGCAGACCAACAACCAAAAGAAATGGCTATTGTTCGTAGAGTTCCTAAAGAAGCTCTAGCAAGAACTTATCCAAAATTTGCAGAAAAGATTATGGATAAAGATGGATATGCAACTAATACATTAGGTATAGGTAATGCGTATGCTTCTGCTTATACAGATTCTTACAATGGTAGTTGGGCTAACTCAAATGGCGAAGGTGACTTATTAGCAGAGTATTATAACGAAGAAGGTACATACATATTCCATATGACCTCTGCAACTATTCTTGACTTTATACCAAACCCACTAGATAGTGGACCTTCATTTGTTGTTGCGAAGAAATTTGCTTTTGACAGATTACAAGGACAGTATGACCAGATCATAGGACTTATGGCTTCTATGGCAAAGATTAATGTGATGTCAATAATAGCTATGGAAGATGCAGTCTTTACAGAAACAAACATATCTGGTGAGATAGAATCAGGACAGTATCGTAAAGGTAGATTTGCTGTAAACTATTTAGCTCCAGGTACACAAGTTAGCAAACCTGCATCAAATGTTCCTTATCAAATATTTCAACAAATAGACAGAATAGAACGACAACTACGTGTTGGTGGTTCTTATCCTGTATCTGATGATTCACAAAGTCCACTTAGCTTTGCAACAGGTAGAGGATTAGAAGAACTAGGTGCAAGTATGTCACTTATGATTAGAGAGTATCACACAGTTATGGCTGATGCTATAGAGATGATTGATGCTAAAAGATTAGAGTGGGATCAGAAAATGTATGGTGGAGAATCTAAAGACTTATCTGGTTATTACAACAATCAGTTTTTTAGTGAAAAGTATGAACCATCAAAAGATATACAAGGTGCATACAAGACACGCAGAGTTTATGGTGCTATGGCTGGATATGATGAGCCACAGAAGATTGTAACAGGGCTGCAATTACTCCAAGCAGGTATCATAGACACACAAACACTACAAGAGAACCTTGATGGGTTAGATAACCTCACAACTGTAAACAGTAGAATTACAAAAGAAAAAGCAGATAAAATACTTTTTGATACATTATTGGCTCAGGCACAACAAGGAGATCCTAAAGCAACAATGGCTGTTGTGCAGATAAGAAAGAATCCAGATGATATGCAAAATATTTTGGATAAGTTTTTTACTGCAGAAGAACCAGAAATACCAAATGCAGAACAAGAATTGCTTGGAGGAGGTTCCCTACCACCACAGGGTCCTCCACCAGGCATAGCACAGTTACTACAAGGTATGGGTGGATAATGAATATAAATAGTGACTTTGCAGAAATTGTACACAATTCTTTATATGATGTTGATGAACTAGGTGATGATATATTACTAGAAGAAGATGTATTACAACCTAGAATGTTTCACGATCAAATGCCACCATTAGCTTTTCCTTTTGGATATATGATTATAAGTTCTACATTTATGTTTTACGAAGATGAGGATGAAGATGGCAACGAGAAGTTCTAGTAACAAAGGTACTGATAAAAGAGCATTAAATGTTCCACCTGCTGCTAGAAATTATCAAGATAATACACAAGCTGTACGTAGAATGCCTGGTGTTGCTTATGGTGAACAAAAAGCATTAACAGAACAACAACAAGCTGCACCTTTGTCAAAAGATACAACTCCACAAGCACAACCTAGTGCTGCAAGACCTATGCCACAAATGGATGTATTTGCACAAACACAAAGACCAAGTGAACCTGTTACATCAGGATTACCTTTTGGTCCTGGTGTTACACCAATGACTACACCAGAACAAGGCATTCAAGATGTTAAAAACTTTATTTATGAAAGTTGGTTAGCAACTGGAGATGATAGTTTACTAGAGTTTTTGTAATGGTTTATAACGATTTCTCACAAGACAAAGCTGAAAAATTAAGCAAAATAAATCAAACAAGTTTTAGTGTACCAGAAACAGTTATGGTACAAATGGCTAAAAATAATACTGATGATTCTTTTATAGAAAAAATGACTACTTTTTTTACTAGAAATAAAGTAGGTCCTTTTGAAAGATTAAAAAACTCTATTGCAACACAAACAGGTATAAATCCAGACACAGTATCTTCTTTGAGAGAACTAGGATTAAAAACTACTTTTATGGGAGCACGATCTTTGTGGGAAGATACATTTCCTAGAGTAGGTAGAGCTATATCTTTAAAACAACAAGGTGTATCTGATCCTTGGAAAAAAGCAGATGTTAGTCCTTTTGGCGTATGGAAAGCAGAAAGAGAAAAAGGAAATGTAATTGATTTTGGTTCAGCAATTTTTGGTGACACAAATCCTGAAGATACACAAGAGTATAAAGATTTAATTGACAAAGGTTTTAGTACAGAACAAGCTAGAGCAAAAGTATTGAAAAACAAAGGTAAAAATATATGGACTTTAATAGAAGAAGAATCAAAAAAAGTAGATTTACCAGAAAGTACATCAAGAGCTTTAGCAGCTAGAGGCAAAGGAACACAAGCTACTTTTGGTAGAGTTATGTGGCAACCATTACATTTTATTGTAGGTCCAGAGGATGAAGCATATGATTTTTGGACAGGAACTGTTGATTTAGCTGCAAATATTCTTGACCCTACTTTTATAGTAGGTAAAGCTGTTAAAACTGTAAAAGCAGGTACAAAAATGTTAGCATTGTCAGATGATGCTGCAGCTAGTGTGGGTTTATTAAATGGTTTTGTAAGAAAGTCATTTAGTAAAAGAACAGTAGAGCAAGTAATAGATTCTAAAGATGGCGACAAAATTGCAGAGTTTTTATTAAATAATAAAAACAATCCTGCCACAATACTAGAAAAATCTAATTTTAAATTTGTAAATAAATATATTATGCGTGACCAACAATTAGCAGATACAACAACAAAATTTATGTTAGATTTGCAAACTATAGAAGAAACAGGAGATGCAGGATTAAAAGCTGTTAAAGAACTTTTAAAAACTAATACAAAGGTTGTTGTGTCTGCTACAGAAGGTATGGTTCCTAAATTACAAAAAAATGGAAAACTTACACAGTATTTAGATACTTACTTTGGTCCACAATACAATACAAAATTAAGAGCTAGTAATCCTGATCAGTTGCTTGTCAATTACAGTAAGTTTTTAAAACAAATAGACCCAACAGGTAAAATAGTAGATAGAAATAAAAGATTGTCTGATTTAATTGGTGAGCTAGATGCGTTAGGAACAAAAGACCCATTTTTAAAAGGAAACATAATTATTAATTCAGTTGTAAAAGATATGGGTTCATTAAGACAAGTTATAACAAAAAACTTTGAAGATACAGGTAAGTTAAATGACAGGTCAGAAAAATTAATTAAAAAGGTATTTACTAACTTAGGCAAATATATAGAAGAAGTACCAGACCAAGTAGGTAAAAACAAAAGAGTATATACACAATTAGGTAACTTACCTAATGAACTTAAAAGTCAATGGTCAAGAGAACTTAGTGATAGAGGTTGGTCATCATCAGAAATAACAAAAGGTTTTGACACATTTGCTAATCAACCAATTATAGAATCTGTACTTACAAGAGATTTAACTTTGCCACAACCATCAGAGGTTATAAAACTTGTTAATAGTTTAGATAAAAGTATGAAAGGTAATTTTTTAAGAATGGCTGATATTGTTGGCGAAGTAGGCATAGACAATGCTTTAAATTTCTATGTTGGTAAAGTTTTTAAACCTATTGCATTGTTAAGACCTGCTTGGACAGTTCGTGTTATAGCAGAAGAACAATTAAGAGTTATAGCTGATGGTGTGTTAGGAATTAGAGATAATTATTTAAGTCCTATGAATATATTAGGAAGAATGGGATTAATAGATGTAAGACCTTCTGCTGCTAGGTCTGGTTGGTTAAATAATGGTGTATTTGAAGCAGGTATAGGAGAAGCAGAATCAAGAGCATTTAATAACCTTACAGGTAGATTAAATAGACAAGGTATAGAGTTTGAAACAGTACAAAGAGTAGGTGGAGCAGGAACTGCAACACAAGCAAATACTTCTAAATGGAATCAAGGACAATTTAGAGTTATAAATAATTATTTAGATAGTAGGTTGACAAAAAAAATTGCAGAAATAAAAATGTTAGGTCCTGACAATGCTGTATCACAACTAAAAAAATCTAAAGCTACTGAACAACTTATAGATGATTTGTTAGAAGAAGGTAATGAATTAAGAGAAGCTATGTTAGCTATATCTACTAGCACAAACAAAGAAAACATATGGCAAGTATTAACTGACACTACTGACAGAAATTTAATTAAACAATTTTTAAATACATTAGATGATGCAATAACAGCAGACTTATCTAAGAGTGGCGATCTTACAGCAGAGATGTGGGAGTTACTTGCTACTGGTAAATTTAAAAATGCTGATGGCACAGTTATAGACATAAAACAAATAACAAGAGGTTCTGCAACAAAAGCAGAAATAGAATTATTTAATGCTAATCAATTAGATTCAAAAAGAACTAGACAAATAGCAAAAACAAATGCAGATAATCAGAAAAAAGCTATTGATGAATACGTAGCTAAATTTGGTGATGGTTTAACTGAAGATGTAGGATTTAGAACAGTACCTATGGAACTTAAAAGTCCAGGCATAGGACAAAAAATAACCGAGCTAGGTATGGAGTGGTTAATGACTAGACCTACTAACAATATGTCACGAATACCAGTATTTAAATCTACTTATTGGAACAAATCAGCAGAACTTATATCTATTAGTTCAGAAGCAGTAAAACAAAAAATATTAAAGGGTGCTAAAAAAGCTGGTATTAATGATAAACAAATAAAGAAATGGGATAAGTTATATAAATCTGCTGGTGATGAAGGAATAAATGATGCAGAACTTATAGAAATATTTGCTAAAGGTGCTGCTGTACAAAAAACAAAAGATTTATTGTACGACATAACTGAAAGCAGAAGATTCTGGGATGTTGCAAGGTGGATATTTCCTTTCGGTAATGCGTATCAAGAAGTATTGACAACTTGGTTAGGATTGCTTGGTACAAACCCTGGTATTGTATCAAGAGGTTCAACTATATGGAATGGTGCAACACAACCAACAGATACATTAGAAGATACAGGCAAAGGTTTCTTTTATGAAAATCCTACTAACGGATCAGTAGTATTTAATTATCCTGGTACAGGAATAGTACAAGATTGGATGTTTGGCGATTCAGAAAATCCTTTAGATGTTAATGTAAATTTACCTGTGTATGCACAAAGTTTAAATATAGCTGCGACAATACTTCCTGGTTTTGGTCCTGTCATAAGGCTACCTGCTGCATTTTACTTTAGAAATTACCCAGAAGATAGTTTTGCAAACGAAATTATTTTTGGTGACTTTCCTGCACCAAACATAAAAGAACCTGGAGATATAGCTAGAGCTGCTGGTGTTGTTCCTGCGTGGATGGATAAATTTTATAAAGTAGCTTTTAACAAAGAAGAAAACTCGCAAGGTATATTTGGTAATACTGTTATGGACACATACGAAGCATTATTATATGCAGGTCTTATTGATGACAGTAATGAAGATGGTTTTAAAAAAGGTATGAATTTAGCTGTAGATAAAGCAAAAGGATTATTTTATATTAGAGCAGTATCGCAGATGTTAGGTCCTTCAGGTGTTGCTACTCCAATATACGAAATAACACCAGGAAATTCTCGTATGTTTTTCTTGGAAACTCTAGCAGATGAATACAGAAGTATTAAAGCATCTAACAATTATGATGACACACAAGCATTAAAAGTATTTACTGATAGATATGGATTTAATCCACTTGCTTTAACTGTATCTAAAACTATATCTATAGAAAAATTCCCAACTACAGAAGATAGTTATAAATGGTATCAGCAGAACAGAGAAGTCTATGAAGATTATCCTTATGTTGCTTGGTATTTAGACCCACCACCAGAATACGCAGAGTTTTCATTTACTGCATATAGAGAAGGATTGTTTGAGGGCAAAAGACAATATCGTACACCTGAACAATGGGCAATAGCTAAAAATAAATTACTTGGTGCTGTAGCATTAGATAAGTTTGAAAGAGATTTAGGTATTGTAGGAAACAGCACAGAAGCTGCTAGATATGTTAGAAACAGATACAAAAAAGAACTTATGGATAAGTATTGGGGTTATGGGCAACCTAACATTGTCGGATCACCTAACAAACCAACTATAGATATGCAAATAACACAATTAGAAAAAATGGTAAATGACCCTAAATTACAAAACAATAAACAAGTTATTACAATAAATAAATATTTAAAGCAAAGACAAACTGTAATTGATTTATTAGTAGATCAGGGTGAATCAGAAACAGCTTGGAAACAATCTAATAAATATATTGCAGTAAGGCAAATATTAAGAAAATATGCTGATAATCTTGTAGATGAAAATCCAGATTTTGGTCCTATTTTTGACCAATTATTGGCAAAAGAGTTACAACCAGAATATGAAGATGATTTGTTGCTACAATTAAATCAAGGTAATAATAGATAATTATGGATGAACTGTTAAAAAAATTTAAAAATGAAATACTTACTCTTATAGATAGAGGAGTTGTTGGTAGTACAAGATTTGTACCTACTCCTGAACAAATTAACTCAATTATGTTAGCTGAAACTTATATGGATGCTAAAGAAGCTGCATTATCTTATGGCTGGAATGACTATGTAAGTATGTTTGAAGCAAGAAATGAAACTGATGTATCACCTGAAGAAGAAATGATTATGCAATTAAGTAAAGAATTGCAAGAGTTACAAGCATCAGATAATCCATTTATAGGTGTTGAAGGCGATACAAAGATAATGTATCAAGGTGTAGAAACAACAATAGCTGATTATGGTGACAATTTCTATAAAAATAATGACAATGATTTTGAATTTTTAAATTCTTCACCAGAACAAATAATGGAATTACAAGCTGACTTAGTTAATGCAGGATTGTTAGGTCCTAAAGTAGGAAAACCTTTTAGACCTGGTGTGTGGAATCCAAAATTAGAAGGCGATATAATGTTTAGTTTAATGTCACAAGCTAATGCTATAGGTATAGGTAAAAAAGAAAATGGTTGGCAAAATGTATTAGAAAGTTATATACAGAATCCTGTTGCTATGGGATTACAAGTTGATCCATACTTACCACCAGATTATGACAGTATTGCAACAAGTGTAAATAATTTATTTAAACAACAATTAGGCAGAGACCCAATGCCATACGAGTTAAAGTTGTTAGCTAATACTTATATGTCAGAAACAGAAAAAGCATATAACCAAAAAGTTATGTTATTAGAAGAAGCAAATAATATGGTTGCTACTCCTGATAACTTAATGGAGTATGGTAATCACATACAGAAAAAAATAATAGAAGAACAAGGTTTAACAGAAATAGATCCTGGTGCTGGTATGTTTGCAAAGTTTCAACAAATAACTGCTGAAGAACAAGAAAGGTTAAAAGATTATGGTGATATTCAAAAAACTAATAGTCTCATTCTTAATAGCATCACAGGTGCTCCAAGGTAATATTATGGAAGTAGATAGAGATATTATGAATACAAATCCAGCTTTAATAGATATATATTTAAGTGCATTGAAAATGAAAGAAAGCACAAACAATTATCTAGCTAAACACTCACCTAGTGTTATAGAAGATTTTGTTACAGGAAAACCTATACGAGTACAAGCATTAGGTGCTTATGGAATACTTGATATAAATTGGGATGTGTGGTCTAAACAAGCAGGACTTGCTGGTGCTGACTGGAAAGATAAAGCTGCACAAGATGCAGTAGCTAAATACAAAGTACAAGAGTATTTTAATAAATTTGGTTCTTGGGATTTAGTATCTGTTGCTTGGTTTGCAGGACCTGGAGATGCAAGAGATTTAAAAAATACAGGAACATTAGATATGAGCCAACAAGATTCTAATGGAACAGATATTGCTGATTATATTGCTGGTATGAATAAATTAATTGGTGAAGAACTAATGAATATAGAAGTTCCTATGGAAACTTTTGAAACACAAAGAATATACTCTGGTCCTGTAGAAGTACAAGGTGCTAATCAAGATCAAGATACAGTATTTGCAGCACAAATTTTAAATTCATTAACTAAAGCAAATGCAGGTGGAGTAAGACCTAGTTTAGATGGTGATTATAAATCACAAGTACCAGCAGCAGCAGGTGAAATGGATGTTACTAAACTTAAAACACAAATAAGAAGAAACGAGAAGAAGTAATGGCACAAGTTGTTGTATATGGACCTAATGGAGCTAGGACTACTGCTAATACAGAGAAAAGACCTGGTGAAAAAAAATCAGAGTATGAAAGACTGTTAGCTGGTGAAATAAAAGGTAGAGAAGGTTACGCAGGTGCAACACAAGCAGAACCATTAACAGAAGATTATCCTGGTGATTATGGTGGTGAAGATGCTTCTACTCCAGTAAATCAAAGAGAAAGTGTAGTAGGAGTAGGTAATACAGATTACGATAAGAAAGATTATTCTTTTGCTGGTCCTGGTCCAACACTAAATATTCCTGATCCATCTGGTACAGATGAACCAACAGCAAGTCCAGGACAAGCATCTGAACAGTTTTCACAACTTGTTGATTCTGGACAAAGAGATTTTTTAAACATACCTGAAAATGCTTTTTTATGGGATGTTGATGGAACACTATATTTAGCTTATGAAGTTCCTGGTTCTGGTGGAGAAGTATATGATGGAGAACCAATGTATATGGCATATACAGTTGTAGAAAACGATTTAATAAAAGCTGGTTTAGTATCTCCAGAAGCACCAACACCAGAAATAAATAGAACAATGCCTAAAGAATTATTTGATTCTACAACTATTGTATTTGGTAATACAAATCAACTTACATCAGAAATAGATAATCCTTTTGCTAGTTTTAGAGAAACAATAAGTGAACAAGCACAAGTTGCACCTTGGATAAAAGATGAAGAAATGTTGTCTTTAATTGCAGAAGCTGCTTTAGAAGGTAGAACTGTTACTGATGCTGAATGGCAATCTACTACTTGGTATCAAACTAATAATGAAACACAAAGAGAATGGCTAAGAACTTTTTACGGAGATCCTACAACTGCTACTGCATTAAAAACAGATGCAGAATTAGCAGTATCTAATTCTTTACGTGCTGCTGGTATAAACAATGTACCAGAATCAGTTAGTAATTGGATGGCTAATCAGTTTGTTACTGGTGCTTGGACAGATGCTTACACAAGTGAACAAATTAAATTGTTTGCAGACCCATTTGCACCAGGTGAAAGAGATAATTCTTTTCAAACATATTTAGATACTGTTACTTTGACTGGTTTAGACAGAACAACAGAAAGAGAAATGGAAGTTGAAGAACTATACAAAAAATGGTTAGGTCCACAATTAGGTCAATTAACTCAAGATGAGATAGCAGAAACAGCAGGTAAATTGAGAAGTGATCCTGACTATCGTGATAAATTAATTAGTTCTCTTAAACAATCAAGACTTGCTGCTTTTAGTAATTACACAAATCCAGAACTTACATATGAAGATATTGCAAGACCTTGGAGAAACTTAACAACTTCTGTTTGGGGTCAGACAGCAGATGAAACACAAGGTTGGTGGCAGGAAATGGTCAAGACTAATGACTTTGCTAAAGCACAAAATACA